CTCTCTGCCCCCGAAGGGGCAGAGAGTCTCTTTTATTTAATTTAGATTCGATTTTTTACAAATTTTACAACTTGTAAACTACTTTATTTTTGGAAATCGTTTCTAAGGCCTCTACAAGGCTCTCAGATTGAGCTCAGCTAGGTGGGTAATAGTCTTACTCCATTTTGAGGCAAACTCAATCTAAGAGCAATCCAGAGTACCTAGTGAACATTTCCTATTTCTACAGTATTACTAAAGGAGTAGTTTGCCCTATTAGCAATACATGATTGGTGTATTTCTAAATCTGTTTCGATAATGAAACTCCTTTTGGTTAGGTTAATAGAAATGTTTATCTAACTACCTACCAGCACTAATAGGCGATTGCTGTATAAACAGCTTAGTGATAATAGATAGTTAGGATAAACCCGAATACTAGTATAGACTGATGGTAAGTACTACTCTCCTTCCCCTCTTAGTAAGGGAAGGAGAGCAGCTGCAGTCTGTTTTAGTACTTGATGCGAATGAAGATGCCTTCACCGATAGCATCCGGCGTAATGGCTTCAATCAAAGCACCGTCTTCAGTGATGACGTAAACATCACTGCCTTCCTCGTCAGGCTTACGGAAGCGATTGACGAATACCTGGTGAAGGATGTAGTATAATTCACCTTCATGTTCTTTATCCAGAGTATGCCATTCGTTGGCTTTAATACCGTGCTGACGGGATAGATTCAATTCACTCAGTAATCGTTTAATATAAACGACTGAGACTTTCCTCGGAATGCAGGTCGTCTTAGGTTCATCTGTATCCAGATTAAAGAGGTGAACAGCTTGACTATCGAACATGACTTTAAACATGTTCTCGACTTTACGCTTGTAAAGAGACTCTACATTGGCCGGTACAATCAATTTCTCGTATACCTCATCGTAGCAATCGATTACTTCGTCTACTGTAACATGGGTAATACCGAGCTCTACCAGAATCTTAGCGAATGCTTTATCCACTAACTGATAGAGACGATTAGCCAATACGTATTCTTTAGCCCGTATCAGCACATCGTAAATATTGCTCTTGAATTCCGCAATGGTCTTACAGCCTTTAATCTCTTTTAAGAGCTCGTACTGCTGATTATTGGTGTAAGCGTCATTGGTTAAGTAATGAAGTGTTCGTACCAGTCTAGCGTTTGGCATGTCTTTGTTGATGCCTGCCAAGATATTGGTTACCATGAGTTCTTCATTAGCGGAATCACTGTATACTTTACGGAATACCGCCATATGGCTTTCTACCTGATCACCTCTCTCCTCAATCAGCTTCATCTGTTCAGCCATTTCCTCTTCGGTCATCTCCAAAGACTTCACGACTTTATTGAACTGATTAGCCTCATTGTCTTCACGTACCGGTACTTTGGTGGCAAAGATGTTTTCAGGTGCCTGTTTACCAGGAATCAGGTGGTCTTGATATTCCATAATTTCGTACTCTTCTTTCTCTTCTACCGTAAAGTACGGCAAGAAGGTATCATTATCCAGGTTTAATACCAGTCGGTAGAATCGACGGTCTACGGCTGGTAAGAGGTTTTGTTTCGGGTTAGCACGGAATACAAAGTATTTCACGCCTTTGCGAATCACGTAACCGTAATCGCTTTCCCACTCAATGGCTTCCTCGTCAATGGGGTAGAGGTGAGCCGGAGCATGTTTAGCGTAGTAATCCTGGTGCTGTTTGTAAGACCAGAGAGAATGGTCATTATCAAACCAGAACACGTCTTCTACCACATCACCTGGATTCATGACGTGTTGGGTTAAACCACCGGTATGGTTGCCTTCATTGGCTACTGAACCGAGTGGGTGTTCTGGTTTAGACTCTACTACAGGAGAAGCCACCTCAATACTGCTGTAGCCTTCCTGATAAGAGTAGTCTTGGTCTAAAGAGTGAATATCATCGAACAATAAGGTGTCTGATTTCTTAACTTCTTCGTTTTCACGTTCCCAAGAAGGTCTAAACGGGGTATTGTTACTGCTCGGTTTATTACGACTACCTTCTACCATGATGCCAGAGGAGGGCACGGATTGAGAGCTTTGGTTGTCGTAGTAATTACCGGTTTTAGCATACGGATTCGTACCCATTCCACCCAGGCTAGGATTACCTGGAGGAGGAGCAAACTGATTAGAGCCATAAGGGTTAGTACCAAAGCCATTCGGTTGCGGTTGCTGACCAAATGGAGATTGGGTCGGTGCTTGGAATGGCTGATAACCACGGTTAGCCTGGTTAGGCTGATACAGATTGCTGTTATTGTTGTTCTGGATATACGACAACTCTCTCACCATGTTCTGGCGATTTTGGATGTAGTTACGAGCATCTTGCTCTACACCGTATCGAGTCTGGTAATCCAGATTCATTTGGGCAAATACCGTATTGAAAATGCCATAAGGGATAAAGTCATGGAAGTGCTGTTCCATTAAACCGTATACCTGGTTTTGGTCATTGACATTGATACGATTATTCGCAGCTGCCCACTCTAAATGGACAAAGATGGATTCCAGCAACTCATCTCTTAAACGCTGGTCGTTCATGAGAATGTTGCTAATAATACCACGAAACTCATTGGGGCGCTCTTGAGCACCTCTCCAGAGTAACTGCTGAATAGCCTGCTGGATACTTTGGTGGTACCCAGCAGTGAGATAATAGCGATGATTCATCGTTGGTCCTTTCATGAAAAGACTCTCTAGTAGCTAATTAGAGAGAAACTATAGATTCGAAATTAGTGAGAAAAAGGAGATAGTACTCGTTTACCTCCTTAGAGTCAGCGTGTTCTGTGTACAGAACAAAGCTACCTCCTTATCCCTTTAATGATATATAGCCTTATTAGGCTAGTTTCTACGAATACAGCAAAGACGCAATCTCGTCAATCTTGTCTTTCAATTCAGGATTAGGAATCACGGTAAAGTCTTCAGACAGCGTCACATACGGATTAATGCGGTTACGTCCGGATGGGTCTGACTTAGACATGTCCAATGCACCAGAGGTCTCAATCAAGGATTCGTGTAGAATGTTCTTCGGATCATTGACATCGAATGTGGTATTGGAGGTCCTAATCTTATCGGATTTCTCTTGTAATACCGCTAATCTACCTAATTTCAATAAAGGCAAATCAGTCGGGTCTTCTACCGGTATAATCTCAGCGTGTTCTTTAATACGCAGGATTTCGTCGGTACGAATCATGGCCAAGCAATTAACAATATCGTCAGGACGGATTTGTTTCTTCGGATTACTCAATTGCTCATTCTTTAAATTACCCAGTTTGTAATAGCTGTTATTAACAGCCTTGGTGATGTTGAACAAGAGATACTGTAATACTTGTAACTGCTTACCGTATACGGTATTGGATTCGGATGAACGAGAAACTTCGGATACCATTTGGTTAAACTCGTTGATGATGAATACGAATAAATGGTATAAGGTTTCAAATGCCGGATAACCGATACGGGTAAAGTCATTTCTCACCATATCGTCCACATAGCCGTCTAATGACAACATGTGTTTATTGATAAACTCTTTAATCACGGCATAGTGCTCATCGGTAGAGTGAATCGTTTCCCCCATCATGCTGCGCCAAGCATCCGTATTATCAATGGTACTGGGATTCATGCGTTTGGGAGAAGTGAAGTGATCCAATACGTACATGATGGTACAGAATACACTTTTGGCACTCGGAGAATTCTCGAACTCTTTCCTATCGACTAGGAAGAGGAATTGCTGTGGGTTGTAGAACTTATAAAGATAGGTTCTGGCTGGTTTCTTGTCTGCGGATTCAATCACCACCCATTTCTCTTTAGGGTAATTGTTTTGCTCTTTAACAAAGTCCTCTTTGCTCATCATGATGAAGTTCTTGATGTTGAACATCTTGAGCGTCTGAGTTAACCCGAATTTACACACTAGGTAATGGACTAATGTGCATTTCATCTTCACCATTTTCTCAACCAGATTACCATCGGATGGCTTATTGTGGATATCGCTATAATACACAGGTGCGTATTCACGAGTACCATCTACGTGGAACTGATAGTTTAAACGTTCAAACCAGAGTTTGGTTTTAATCAGTTTAATGAAGATAGAATTGGGTTTTACCGTAACGATACCATCACTCACTACCGGAGTAATGATGTACTTTACGTTATTGAGGTGAATGAAACCAAACCGAGAGATGAAAGGAAGATAAATCCCTTTCTTAATAATCTTACCTTCCCATTCGAATAGGTAGTTTACGACACGGACATCATTGCGGTTAATGTCGTATTTACGAACGGAATTAGAGGTAGGCTTCGTGAGGATTTTATAACCCTCAATCGGAGAAGCTCTCTCGTAACCTAAATACTTTAAACCTTCTGGGAAGGCAATAGAGTTCATTCGGAATAGGTGGTCTACGAAATCAGGGATGCTTTTGCTCTGATAGTAAGCGAGACCTTCACCTACTCTAGGGTCGATTTTAGGAGTATTTTCTTTAATTAACTGCATTAATCTTGGGTTCAACTTACACTCCTTTTCGTCGTTGATTTACATGATTTACAAACAATAGAATAAAAGATTTTGGGTGTTCTGTAGTCACTTTATCAGATCGCCTATACTGAGTAAAATTCCTACAGAACTGACTGGTCAAAACCAGTCAGATAACGCGCTGAAGATAGATTTTATCTCTTTCTTAAAAATTATCCCGAGACCGACTGCACCTACTATACCTACGCCTGCAGCGACTACGGGGTTTACGGCAGCTACTGGAGCTAACCTAGAGAAGCCTGAGACAGCGGCTTTCTTACCGCTACTCTTAAAGAACTCCCTTAGGATAATGATTCCACTTAACACCGTCCCACCGAAGTTAGTTACTTCCCGAATAGTCTTGTACTTGCTATCGGTCAGTTTAGCTTCTATATCCAGTATCTTCGCTCTTAAATCGAAGTCTTTAATCGTAATGTCTTTCTCATTGGTATTCAACTTAGTCTCTAAGTCATTTTCAGATACCCGCTCTTTATTCTGGGCTATCTTCATGCTCGCTTCATTGCTATTGAATTTAGAGAAAGCATCGCTCATGTAAGCTTTGGCTTTGTCGATGTCGTAGAAAATACCAATTTCTTCTAATCGTTTATCGATTATCTCATTTTCTTCTTTATTCTTCCCTTTAATGGGAATTTCAATAATCTCAGGTGTGTCATTTAACCATTTCTCTCTTCCATTGAAGATAATGGTCATGCCTGACTGCTCACCTGGCTTAGGTTTTCTAGAATGTTTACTGATTACCTGGTTGCCTAATCTCACGTAAACACACATGTCTACTTCAGAGACGAAATGAAAATGCATCAAGCTATCTTCAGTCTTCATCTTTTCCAGAATAGCAGAAGCAATCACGTTATTCTCGTTATAGGGATTATAACTCTTGCTCTTCAGTATAGCTTCATTAGCAATGGTTAATCCACTATTCTTGTCGAATACTGTTTTGTTTCTAAATTCACCTTCTGGAATAAAGATAAAGAAGACATCTGTAAAGACGGGCTGGATAGTGGTTTCTCTCTCCAACCAGCGACTGATGATACTGTCTACCGTACAGAAGTCATTCTTAATCGAGTCAGCCATCTGCTTACTCATTCGCTCTTTAATCTTTATCGTAATACTCGGATCATTCCAACGGTTAATGAAGTAATCCAATAGCATGCCTTCAATCGACTCGTGATTAGGTTTCAAGCCTCTCTTCTGGTAATGGTCTATGGTTTTCATGAGACACAATGCCGATACTGAGAACTCGTATCGGTAATAAACCCCTTTAGCGATGTTTTGGCCTCTAGGGAAACCTAAACGATATAAGTCTTCACCATTACTGGTTTCGTAGCCGGTAACCAATAGAGGACTTACGGTAGTGGTGATCCCGTTTAGCTGAGATACCGTAATCGGGTTTCTCGTGAAATTGAATACCGATGTCTTAATATCGATATTGTCAGTAGACATACCACAACTATCCATCTCATTGAGATTGTTTAACCAATGAGCATGTTTCTCACGAGCTCTAGCTTCACGATTGGCTAATTCCTCTTTAGCGGTATAAGGATTCTGGTAAGGATAGAAAGCGTAGAACTTATTGTTCCTCTCTTCTATTTCTTTTACTCTGGCTTTCTCAGCCAACGAAGCTTCGTGCTCTGCTTCCATTAATAAGGTAACTACCTGGTTTCTACTGAAACTAACATTCATGTTATCAATGTAGTAGCTCAAGTCACCAGGAATGAATTTGGACTCTGTATTAATATTAACACTATCCATTCGGGTTCCTCCTTTAAATTGAAAAATTAAAAATAGCTATTTTAAAATCTTTTAGATTTCAATACCACATTGATAATATAGACCTCTATTTTGTTTAAATAGAATACTGTAAAGACGGCATAAAACCCCTACTCCTTCTACCCGTAATAGGTAGAAGGAGTAGAGAGTCTTACAGGGATTAGCCTTTTACGGTTACGGTGTTACCGTGTAGCTACTTATTAGGGAGCTACTTTGTTTTCCACATGGAACGGTACACGTTTCTGTACAGCTTCGCTCAGGTTCAATACACCGATGCGAACCAATACAGGCAGGTGGCAGATGTGGCTGAACCACGGTTGTACCATCACTTCGTGTTGGTATTTGCTGCCACGGGCACGGTCAAGGATACGCGGAATTTCACGTTTATCCAAGCAGTTACCGAACCACAGCGGTACAGACAGGCTACCAGAACGCGGTACACCGAAGGACATGAAGATGGTACCAACGCTACCGTCTTTACCACCATCTACCAAACGGTCATCAGAGCACTCTTCCAGAGTAAAGTCGAAACCATTACCCAGAGTACGAACATCACCTTCACGGAAGATGAATTTGCTGGTGAACACGTCGGCGATAGCGATTACGTGCGGACGGAAACCAGAACCACCCATATCAGTCAACTCGTAAGCTGCAGCCAGTTCAGAAGCAGTGTATGCTTTAGTAGCTTCAGCCAACAGGAAGTTGGTCAATACGGAAGAAACGTTGTTCAGGCGGTCGCTAGACTGCAGAGACTGTACAGTAGCCAGAACATCCAAAGAAACGTCACGTACATAGCTCTTAGCGAAGTACTGACCTACACCTACAGAAGAGTAAGCGAAGGGTTCAGCAGTTTCCAGCTGTTTGGGCATACCTTTCAGCATGGTCAGGATGTCGTACAGGGCAGTGATGGCTGCATTGGTACGACGAGCGAAGGTAGTCTTAATCAAGCTGTCTACGCGTTGAGCGTCAGTGATTTCAGTTTTCTCATCGAACGGACGGCGAGAAGAAATCGGAGAGTGCAGGCGTACACCGTAGATGATACGTTGTACACGGTCTTCCAATACCAGGCCATGTTCGCGGATGTTGCTGTTGGTGCGAGTAGCGTCGATTTCGTAACCAACGATAGAGCATTTCTGCAGAGCAGTTACCAGAGCGGCACCATCACCAGTGGTCATGTCTACCAATTCTTTGGTATCGGCTTTGCGGATAGCTTTTACTTTTACGTTAGCGGCATTCAGGCTAACAGTACCCAGGTCGGTGTTACCAGTACCGGTTACGTTGAACTGGAGCAGGGCTTCGAGTTTCTTGTCTTTCAAAGCTTGCAGTTCGGTCGGCAGTTGACCAGATTTAACGCCTTTGGTGTTTTCGTCTACCAAGTGAGTGTTAACATTGTAAATCAACTGGATGCCTTCACGGTCGCCATTGGGGGCGTAAGTGAATTGGGCTTGTTGGTGGAACTGGAGGTTTTCGAACAGTACGGTGTCGTTACCTACTTTCAGACCCAGTGTTTTCAGGCGGGGGTTACCAGAAATCTGGTCAGTATCGTCCTGCATACCCAGACCAATCATGCGGTCAGTCTGTGCCAGGGCAATAATACGGATTTCTTCATTTACTTTCAAGAGAGAGGTAGTGAAGGTTTCACCGTAGTCAGAAACCACTTGGCGCACTGGCAAAATACCAGTGTCAACGAATTTGTCATCGTTTTGGCCTTGACGGAATACCGGTACGATATCGGTGAAGTTAGACTTCAGGATAGAAGCATTACGCAGGGCTTTGATGATGTGTTTCTGGTTACGCCATACGTCGCCGTTACCAGTCAGGTCGTATTCTTTAGAAGTGAATACGGTAGACAGGGCTACGTCGATGGTGTAGTTGTTCTGGGTAGAGTCCAGAGAAATGGTCGGGAAGAACAGTTCGGCGGCTTTAGACTGTTTCTCAGCTTTTACGTTGTAAGAAACGGTCATGGCCAGGGTGTTCATCATGCCATGTACTTCGAAAGACTCTTTAGAGAGGTCCAGGTTAACAGGAGAAACTTCGGGTTCACCACCGATTACCGGTACCACTACGCCCTCAGGACGCTCAGCGGCAGATTTCAGGTAAGCTTCAGGGTTAGAAGCGATAATCATGGATTCCTGGATGTTAGCCACTTCGGCAGGAGTCAATTCGATGTTTTCGTCTTGACGCAGGCCTTCAGCCAAAGTAGTGGTGGCTTCAGGAATACCGGAAACGGCTTCGACCAATTCGCTTTGCTGTTGAGCAGACAGAGACTCTGTAGACAAGAAAGCTTGGCTGAGAATCTGGGCAGCTTCATTAGAGAGGCGAATAGAGTTAAAGCTTTCTTTAGCGGCATCACCAATCCGTTGCTCACGGCTCGGACCACCAAAGTCTTTACGAGTTTTGGAGAATAAGAACATATTTTTAACCTTTTACGTAAAAGTACAAAAATTCAAAACGAAAGTATTACGACTGTAGTTATACCAGAGATTCTAAGTATAAAGAATGTACAGGGGATTGAACTATACATTCTTCAGAATAGAATATAGCCGATTTACGCAATACTGATTTTACCAAGTCCTTGTGGTAGAGGTAAACTTGTTCCTGATTGGAATCACCAGTAAGGGCAAACGGTACTGATACAAAAAAGTATTGTCCATTGTTAGATGGAGTAATACTTTCATAAGTAGAAACTTCCTTGTCTGTCAAGGAGATTCCGCTTATTACCTTTTTCACTACTTCTCTAATGTCAGCAGTGAAGGTGTCTACAGAGTAATCGCTTTCACCTGATGGTAAAAACAAACTAGCGACTTCACTAGAGTCACTATTTTCGAGCCAGGATTGACGTACATCTAATGCTTCGCTCAACAGGGGAGCAAATTTTACAAATGCAGGCAAGTCCTGTAAAAAAGAAAAATCGATTTGCGTCAATGCGTTTTTGCTTAATGCATTAAGACACACTAAAGTCCTTAAAGCCCCGAGAGACAGGACTTTCTTGACTTTATCATAGTCTATAATGTCCGCTACGCCGACATTAACTGCTTTCAAGTCTTCGATAATCGGCTGAGGAACAAAGATCAGTTTAGGAAAACCCATCGTTTTAGTCCTTCTAAAACCCATGAAAAAGTCACGGGAAGTGGTTTAAAAATTAATAGTCGGTTTCCCTGTATCGAAAGGTACTAATATGCCTAAAGATAACAATAAAACCTACGTATTGCTGGATAATTCATAGTAACTCGTTCCATAATACACTAGTGAGATTTTAGGCTAATGGAAGTAGCAACAAGTTTAATCTAAAGATAGGCAGAAAAACGATGGATGTAAAAGCATTACTGGCTAAAGCCATTTCTCTTTTGTATAGAGAATCTCAACTCGATGAAGACAACTATTCCCAGTCCATGATTAACGACATCATCAACGGACTGAAGATTAACGGTGCTGACTTGTCTGGTACCGATAATACTTTAAACGAATTGAAAAACGTGATTATCAACATGATGGATAGAAGTGTACCACTACCTATTCACGATTTGTTACAACATGTCAAGATTGCCTGTGGACAAGACAATGTACTGTTCGAAGCCATCCAGGATAATATTGCTTACGACTTACCAAAAGAAGACATTAAGAAAACCGTATTGAGTTATCGTTACGAGTTAGAGAAGTATCTAAAGAATAAGAAAGCTCAAGAGACACTAGAGAAGATTACTTTCGATTTGAAGTTCAATAAAGACAAGATTGACAATGTAGAACAATACCTAAGTAGTAATCTACAAAGACTGACAGACATGGTTTCTCACCAAAACAACGATATGCCTGGTTTGATTTGCGAGGTAGACATCAGTGATGAAGAAGCAGTAAGAGAGTTATTGGAGAATAAGGTAAAACAAGCTGATGGTTCTAAACTAGTAAAGATGCCTTGGCAGGGATTGAACAGAATGACCCAAGGGGGTTATCGCTTAGGTGACTTTGTCCTAGTAGCAGGCCTTATGGGTAATGGAAAATCTCTAACGAGCAGACACATGTTCATTTCTGCTTGTATCTTCAACAATCCTAAGAACCTACAAACCAACCATGACAAGAAACCGTTAAATGTCTTGTTTACCTTCGAGGATTCAGCTGACTTAGTAGTAGCAGACTACTACTCTATTTTACAAGCTAACCTAGAGAATAAGAAAGTCACCAAAGAAGACTTCATGAAGCTCTCCCCTACAGATGCAGCCAAATACATTAAAGAGAAACTAGAGTCTACTGGTTATACTTTAAAGATTATCAATAGTGACCCCAATAACGTATCTTACCTAGATGTTATCAACAAACTGATGGATTACGAGTCTCAAGGCTACGAAATCCATACTTGTCTTATTGACTATGTTTCCCTATTGAGTAAGAAAGGTTTAACCAATACTCGTTTGGATACCGATATACAGGAACTCTTTAGACGAATTAAGAACTTCTGCATGGGAAGGAAGATATTGTTTATCTCTCCACATCAACTCAGTACTGAAGCATTGGAATTGAAACGAAATGGGGCTAAGTACCTAGCAAGAGACGTGGCTCCTTTAGGTTATTATCAAGACTGTAAAGGTTTAGGACGTGAACCTGAATTAGAGATTGCAGTAGACATCGTAAAAGACAATGGTAAAACCTATATGTGTTTTGGTAGGGGTAAACACAGGGGCGTTGGAGACACGCCGGAACAAGACAAGTTCTTCATCATTCCGTTTAGTGATAAAGGCTTACTCTGGGACATCAATGGTAAAGATACCTCAATGAGTAAGTTTGGTCACGCCAGAACAGAGGAAGGTGATGAAGTGTCTTACTTCGGACCTGAATAATACAAACTAATTCTATACTCTCTATTGCTCTTTAGTGGGCAATAGAGAGTATATTATATTTGTTTCAGTGCCTAGTATGTTAATATTTATTTTTGAATTATCGGAACAAGGTGATTTTCAATGAAAGTAAAACTAGACTTATCGGCTAAAGAAAACTTTGGACGTTTACTCGTAGCGGCTGGTCTCTTAACCAACCAGACAGATGAGTATACTTTAACTGATGTTGAGACTTTAGAAGAAGACGGAACCAATACCGTTGGTAATGTAGAAGTCAATGGTAGGGTATCTAAAGTGAGGTGGAACCGTCTGGGTGGTGATGTAATCTCCATAAACAAACTAGAGGTATTCGGTACAAAAGACGGAGTGGGTGATAGCTACATCTTCAGTGATACCGATATTAAAGAAGCCCTGAAGAGCAAAGGTCTACTGGATACTGAATACTTCTTAAACCAGCAAAGCGGCAATAACATCATTGTGGCTACTCACGTTGATGGTGCGATTTATCGAGACATTAATCTCTACCTCCACGTTACTCCTCTTAGCACGGATAGCTTAGAGGACTTAGATTTAAATCCGAATGAAACGCCTGCAGATTACCTGGAAGCGTATAGTTCTGGTTTAGGTGAAACGCTAAGTAATGGCAATGATGATTCTAATCCGAATTCTGAAATTGACTTCTTGGCAATCTACAACAACGCATTGCAGTAATGCAATACTGATATAAGGATAAAACACAATGGCAAATCTGAAACAAGTGTTTACACAAATTGGTGCTGACATCAAGGGACTGAAAGCAGGTCAAGCTAAAGTAGGTGACTTGAATAACTTGACGACTACCGATAAAACCAATCTGGTAGCTGCCGTGAATGAGGCATTGGCTGCCGCTAAAGCAGGTGGTGCTGAAGACACGACTGATTACTTGGCTGCTTACACCACTGCTCGTGACAACTGAGTAAAAAAAGAATAGCTAGAGAAATACTACTCTCCTTACCCCGTGAGGGTAAGGAGAGTAGCACTCTATTCAGTTACCATGGATTGGTAGAGAATACGACATTGGGGTACAGGAGTTTACCTGAATGGTTAATCCAGGTCTCCATGTAGTAATTCCCTTTATCGTCTTTCACCATACGGATAGCTAAGTCTTTAGCGGCTTTCTCTTCAGCTTCAATAAGAAGTTCAGCAAAGTCTTCAATACCATCGGTTTCTTGTACCTTCTCGTTACTTACTGTCTGGTTAGTGATTTCAGCAATCTCCTCCAAACCGTAATGTACGATAGGGTAACTAAACTTACCAATAGTAATGTAGGTCTCCTCTACAGAATCCTCGGTAACGTAACCTAAGGGTAGGTGACCAAACTTATTACTGAATTCCGTATAGCTGCCGTTATTGAGTAGTACCGGTACATAGACCACAGCACTATCCATATCAGAACGTGAATTGATGTCCATTACAAAGTCTCTAGTGGCTTTACGATAAAACACTTTACCAGCAATGAGCCCTTGGTGGAAACCCTCTTTATCTACAATACCAGGAATGAAGACACCATTGTCTTTCAGTTTATCTTTCAGTTCAACCAGTTCTTCATCTTTCAAATCGTGGAGTAAAGTGTGGTAGACATGATTGGTATAACGAATACCAAAGTCTTTAAAACGAGCATCTAGATCACTATTCAAACCAACCAATAATTCACGGCCTACCATCAATTCCAAACCCCTACCAAAAGCACCGAAGGAGCGGAATAGCTCTTTTACCAAGTACTGAGGAGTAATGTAGTGGATTAAGTCTTTCAGTGATGAACCACCCACTAAGTCTTTTACTTTACTGTACTGAATGAAGATGGCTTTAATCTCTTCAATCTTCTGGTTTACCAGATAGGGTAAGGAATGATAGAGATTAGGTTGGATGATTTCCTTTTTCAGGATTTTGTAGATGTCCCTTAGTACGAAATCAGGTACCACAGAATCACTGTTACTCGGTGCATTGAATACGATAAAGTAAACAAATACCCCTTTCTCTGTTCTATCCATTAGGTAACGTACAGTTAATGGATTACCGTTCTGACCATGGGTATCCAAACACAGGTTCTCCAGTACTTCCATTTCCTTAGAGATGTGCTGGGTAGTGACCTCACCACCTTTACCAGAGAGATAAGTATCAATGGCATCACTACGAGTAACGTAGATAGAAGCTAAACCATGTTCAGCAATCTTCTTCATCTCTTGGTGATTTAACTGGTAATCCCCTTTGGTGAATACCGGTAAGTGGTAGAATTGACCACCCATCTTACGGAAGTATCCTTCGATAGACTCAATATAGCTAGAAGCCATCAAGTAACCGTAGGTTTGTCCATCGACTACCAGGGTATTGATGTCTCTATCACCCACCTGAATCAAGTTATTGGAAGGAACCTCATTTAAATCAAAACAGAGGAAGCCATACTCACCTTCTACTGTGTTTATAGCATAAAGCTCAGCCAATACCAAATCAGTAAAGGCAAGGCTATGTTCGGTATTATAGACTCCACTATAGATTCCAATCTGCTCGTGACTACCATCCTCTTTCATCTTTACTGGAATAAAGACGAGGTTTTGGTTGTATTCAGCAGGGAAGTAACGGTCGCAGTTGAACCAGTTTACTTCTCCACCCACCACTAGATTACCCAACTGTGCTAGAGGGATAAGCTTTCTATCCTCAGCCAGCTTCTTGCAGGACTCACGGTATACTTTCTCGAAGAAGTATACAGGGTCCATTTTAATGGATTTATAACGCTCGTTCTCATTGTAATAGCGATTGGCTACTTCATGAGAGATACGAGGACTGAATACCGGTAAACCAATTACCGGTTCTTCTTTGAATTCCTCAATCACTTGATTCACGACTTCAGTGAAATCGTATTTTTCCTTAGACATGTTAAAGACTCCATTGGGTTAAAGAATACACGAACTACTCTCTCTACCCCACAAAGGAGTAGAGAGAGTAGCTACATCATGAAATACAGATAAGACTTAGTCTTTTAGAGAGTAAATTACTAATTAGTAGTACTCTCTTCGACTTTACCACCTGCTTCTTTAATTTGCTCGTCAATCTTAGCATTCTCTTCAGCAATAATCTTATTGCTATTGGCAATGCAAGAACGCAAGGTATTAACGGCAATACGGCACTGTCCTACACGATGCAAAGTATCGCTATAAGCCAAAGCCAAATCTCTATTGTACACAATGTTGTGTTTGGGTACATCACAGCTGTTGACTGCCGGACAATCCAGAGTTTTGTAACGGGTAAAGGTCAATACTCTGGGTTTGGTAGCACAGGCGCTTAAGAGTACCGCAGTAAGTAATACGGTTAAGTAACGCACGTTATCCCTCCTAATGGAAAATAGCTCATCAGTTTCACTGACTCGCTGTACTGCGTAGAGTTCGTCTGTTTCACTGACTCACTCCCTCTCTGACGAGAGTAGGGTTTAGTTACTGGAAGACCAGGCTGCCAGTACTGAAGCGGGTACTTTCTGCTCTGACCAACCTTCTTTGTCTAGGGCATGTACCAGTTTTCTTTCAGTGACTTTATTGGCTTCTTCCAATGCCTGTATTTCTACCTGTTGCTTTTCGTCAGAACGCTTATATTCTTCAATTAAAGCATTGTTAACACGAATCTCAGTTTTCAACTGAGTGATGTTGTGCTCTTGTTGAAGAATCGTTTCTTGTTTCTCTTTTACTGTCTGGTTTAGGGTATCTACCTTAGCGCTCAATGAATTGTTGCGCCACTTGAGATAACCTAGTGCAGAGAGCAAGCCGATTAACACGACTAAGCTAATTTTGTTTAAAGTACTCATTTGAAATTAATCCTTAGGATTCACGGGTTGTCCTATACTGAAAGAATCACTTATCAGAAACAATGAGGGTGAGTTACGTCAGTAGCTCACCAAAGCGCATGTATCGAATAGCAGTGATTTTCAGCTTTTCTTTGTATTGACTCAAATCTATATTCAGAATCTTCTCTAACTGAGATTGGTCATTAGGGTGTTTAATCTTGATAAAAGGGATGTATTCACCCTGATTCCAAACTGCTCCCTTGTTAATATAGAATTGGTGCATTTGATTAAATAGCTTTCTCTCTTTAATGGAAAGGCACTCAATCTTCTCACCTTTAATCGTAGTAATCTCTTCACCTATTAGGTCTTTTACCTGGATATAAAGCGGTTTACTCAAGTCACGATAAAAGGTTTCTAATTCACAATCTTCCTTCGAGAACGGATAGCAATGGATTCTATTCTCACTGTAGGCAACCGTAATACCGATTTCTCTGGTATACTCCTTGTCTGCTTTAGTGTAAACAAAATCTGTCTCTACTCCATTCTCGTTTAGAATTATCTTCAATTCTAGTACCGAATCTTTATCTAACAGTAGACTGACGTGGTCAATCAGCTGTACATCATCTCTCAATACCTTAGGGTGTTTTAAGATGTTCGGTAGAATCATTTCTCTATCTAACATGATATTCGACTCCAATTAGAATACTATCACGTAGATGATAGCTTATACCAGAACCCACACTAAAGTGTAGAACCTGGTAACGCTGTCATTTACTCACGTAAATGATATAGAGCTGTATTAGTTTAGTAAGTGAAATCTTTTTTAATCAGTTTGTACTTAGTCCCTAAATAAGTCATCTCTGCTTCAATACTGTAGATGTCTTCTGCTTTAGTGACTTTCTTAATGGTAATCTTGTTTTCTTCTGCTTTCAGTAGCTGGCTACCACCAAACTGAGAGACAATATAAGGATTCCCTACAGGGATAATGGTTTCCTTCTTGATGTCTTCTACATTGGTTAAAGTCACTTTAGTACCGATTAGGTAAGGTAGCTTATTCTCTGCTACTGAGAAAACAATGGTTCTCATGCTCATGTCGTCATTCCTTAATAAGAAAAAGGTATAGGGGTGGGTGTAATTCATAGTGAATTTAAGAGACTCTCTACTGCCCTTTCATTAGGGGGCAGTAGAGAGCTATTCCTGTTAGATTAAGCTACAATAACGTAGAGTGTATTGGTACCACGATAGAGTAAGGAATCAGTTTTAGCACTAATCGTAATCGGATAATTACCTGGTGCATTAGGCACAGTCGGTACATCATCCAATTCCCTAACATCAATCCCTTCATTAGCCAGTTTAGTCCTAATGTCTTCGTCTACATGGTCTACCCTGACCCTAATCACTCGTCCAGTATAACCAGGCTGACGTCTGGTGTAGTTCACGTTTCTAAAGTGATAGAATAAGGGATTATTAGCTGCGTCTACTTCATCGCTCGGATAGCTAATCTTCACGTTAGTGGTGTAATCACCATTTACTACCTCTACACTACCTGGCCAGAAGTGAATCTCCTTGGTATTAGGTAGATTGTCTTTTCTTCTAATGGCTTCAATAAACTTATCTCTAGCATCAGCGGTATCGTCAATAGAGAGACCCCTAATATCAATCGAACCAATGTAATTGCGAGTCGCAATAGAGAGATTACCAGAGTAGTAGAGTGAACTGTACTCAGCACCAATGTAACGATTGGTGAAGTTATCGATTCTATCTTCACCATGGGAGAAGTTACCAGGAGGTACCCAGTGGGATACGATAGAGATCAATTCTTTCACTTTAGGGTTAGCTGGGTACAGGAAGTGATTCTCACCAGCTAGTAGTATCGATTCAGCGATATTGTTGTTAACCGTATCATCCGGTAGACCATTTAAACCAATAGCAAATAGGTTTTGGTTATTTGGATTAATAGAATCCTTATAGAGGAAGAATACGAATTCGTACTTCTTAGCGTTACTGGGGTCAGCTACTAGCGCATCAGTAGCTAGGAAGTAAGGTAATCTTACTAAGAATCCTGATTTACCCTCTTTAACATAAGGCTTTAAACCGAGAGTCTTAATGTATTCCCAATAGAGATTGGTTAAATGGAAACGAGGGAAACGAATAGTAAAAGGAGTACTGAGATTAGGATTACGAATGGTTACGGTAACGTAGTCCGATACAAATCCATCTATTTGTTCACTAGGGTTAACCCCACCTCTTAACGGTAGATTAGTGCCATGGACTCTACTCTCTACAGTATAGGTAGTTTCCCTATCTCTTAATAGCTTACCAATCTTAGTCCTGTTCTTGGTAGAGAGGACTTTATTCTGTTTGGTGTAGAGGTAGTTATACCAGTTGTTCTTGATATCCGTAATCAAGGCATCTACACTCTTAATCTCAGTAGGAGAATCGGTATTGGTAATCACCTTAACCTGCTCACCATTCGGTAAAGTCATTTCCTCTTGGATTAAGTGGTAATTAGCAACCGTATCGTTCTCTTTTAGTTGTTGGTACTGCTGATACTTAGTTGGGTTAGAGAAGCGATAATAGCTGTTGTTGATGACATCATTCTTCATGCTAAAGTCTAATGTTGGATCGTAGAGGACTTTAGGTATTACGAGATTATAGGTTTTACTACCAAAGTAACAAGGAGAAGCTAAATGAGCTTTCACTTTTACTTTAGTCTCGTCTTCCAGTATTTCTACTGTAAACTTGAATTTCTCATCATGAGAGAAGGTATTAGTCGTTTCATTGACTAATCTGGCAATCTTCTCTACGTCACTGTCTTCTCCGGTTAAACTACCGTATTGGTTAGTGTAGGTATAGGTGTAGTTTTCATCTCCTCTAAACCCTACTGGTAGACGATTGTAATAAGCACTGGCATAAGCCTTTTTCTCTTTGTAGTGAGAAGGACTATTGGGCTTAAAGTGTAATTGTACTTCACTATTGAAGTGCTCTTCCTCACCACGAATAGTAAAGGTTTCATTTGCCTCTAGAACAGAGAAGGATTCGGTATCGGTTTTCACCTGTTCTGGCATGTTAATGTCTTCTAATAACTTGTATAGATTCTCGGTCTGAGATAAAGCGGAATCTATCTTGATATTCCCGTACATTTTACTTTCCTTATAAAGAGATAGTAATTTAGTCAGAAATAGAGCTCTATTAATAAAACGCTTAAATTTGCGATTATAGAGAGTTTAACAGTCTAGGTATGGGATTGTACTACCTGGTAGTCTAAGCACATTCTAAAGCTATCTACGAGCCTTTAAACACTATTATACAGTATAAAATACTACTCTCTACCCCTAAATGGAGTAGAGAGTAGTCATTTACACTCGTTTAAGGAGTAGCGAAACCAGTCAAGTTGCCTTGAGGACGAACTTCAGTGGGTTCGTAGTGTACGTTAATACGTACAGAACCACTTACCAGGTATTTAGCCGCACCAGTAGTTTTGGCATCTACCCAGATTTCTACCGATCCGTCACCATCCGTTTCTTCAATCTGTCTAATGTCCAGAATGTGCTGCAAACCGTTAGCACCGTTGTTGGTGATTTTCTTCACGATTTCAGCAGCTTTAGCAACAGCTTGCTCTTTGGTCTTGAAGGCATCATCTTCCACTACCAAAGTCTGTTTACCGGAAGCATTCTCGATGGCCACTTTAGAAATACCTTCGCTAGAGAGAGTGTCTTTCAATTCCAGCAAGAGGTCATCCAGGGGACGAACGATGGTGTAAACAGTAGAGAAAGGGTTACCATTAGGAATATTAGCGTTAGCTTGGTTGATACCAACGTAGTTTTCATCGGATTCCAAGCGGTAGATACCTACTTTGGGGTTGATGCCATGGAGTTTTTCCACCATCTTCTTCATGGCTTCGTTTTCACGACCAGCGGTGGCGTTGCTGAAGTAGTAACCACTGAAGGCATTCAATTGACATACCTTGTACAGAGAAGCGACATCTTGTTCGATGGCTTCCTGGTTTTTGTAAGCTACTTCGTAGTCTTTCAGGGTTTCATTTCTACCGTAGCTGGTGCTAGTACTATCCACCTGGAAGTCTGACTTAATCGCTACGTCAGTGAATTGGGCTGCGCCTTCTTTCCAAGCTTGGTGCAGTTCCTGAATCACTTGTTTACGAGCACCTTCGTAAGCGGTTTCACGGAAGGACTGGATAGAGTCAGCAATACCTTCTTCTTTACCAAAACTTTCGTTAATCAGGCTATTGATAAAGCTCAAGCCCATGAAGTACTCGTCGTTTTGTTTCTCACCAAAGAGATTACGCATGTCATTGCGTCTGCCCCAGTTACGAGTTTCAGGGATATAGAACTCATTCTGCTTCATTCTGGTGATAGAGGGTTTAATGAAGCTAACGGCGTAGAAAGCAGGATTATCTACCTTAGAAACGACCATGGTGTAGCAGATAGGCAGATTCTCGTTTTTGTAGAGTGCTTTGTCATCGGCTGGCAGAGTATAGCTAATACCAGCACTACCGAACGTCAGGGTGCTAATCTGCCCAGTAGCAGTAATCGGTTTAGCAGACAAACCTACTGTCTCTTTGTACTTCTCTACCAGTTGACCAATATCGGTCAGTTTACCAGAGGCAAAGGAGCTGTAACCGAATTCGTTTACATAGTGGAAAGGCAGAGATGTCTGTTCCTTGATTTTGGCAGATTGAGCACGCAGTACAGCAGCATAGTCTACACGACGATACTTGTGCACAACAATCTTGTGGTCACCTTTGTCTTCGTAACCAATGTTACCGGTGTCTACCAGTTTAGTCGCCAAATCACCTTTAATCTTCAGTTTTACTTTAGTGGTACCGTCAGTACCTTCACCAGTCAGTTCCAATACTTCAATGAACTCACTACTGGTATACTGGCGAGGGTAACCAGAGTATACCAGAAGGTCGGTAAAGGCTTCATTACTGGTCTGGTTAATGTTGAGTTTTAATTCAGCCATTATTCAATTCCTTTTGTTTAATCATGTCGAAAAAATGAAAACACTAGAGTAGAGGGATTGGTTTCTCTCTACTCTAGTCTCTATCTAGGTAATATTACCTAAATCTTAGATGCCTTCAATACCGCTGAAACCATTGAGACGTTCAGTGGTTTCTACTTTATCGGAAGGATAGTCTACTACGATACCGAATCGGCCCTTAGCCCAATCACCGAATTCAGCTTTTACACTGTAGATTTTGGTAATGGAGCTACTGTCGAAGATAGGATTAGAAGCGTTGCTGTTCTCTTCAGCGTAGGTATCAAAGTGGGTCAGCTCTTTCAGTTTATCCACTACTTTAGTCAAAGCAGTCTCAGCAGTGGCTCTATTGGTAATAGAAGTACCACTTACTTTAACGGCTTTAACAGCCTGTTCACCAGAACCCAGAGTAAGCAATTCGGCAGTAAAGCCATCAGCAGTAAAGTCCAGTTTCTTACCAGCACCAAAGCCATCGACTATTTCAGACGGATAATCAGCCAAGTCAGCCTTAAGTACCATCTTGTAAGCTTTACCTACGATAGACTTAGAGGGTTTCACCTGTTTGGTGACATCGTTAGTGTAGACCACGATTTCATCGGTCTCTTTCGGGAAGAGAGTAGCGCCGACTACTTTGGGGTAACCCTGCTCTTTAGTAACGACTCTGTCTTTCACGAGTTTCGGATTGACTTGACCGCTGATTTCATCCGGATAGAGCGTCAGGAGATAGTTTTTACGCAACTCGTAGTGGTCTGCGCTAAACATGTAGTTGAAGAAGCCACGCAAGAGAGTCGGGATATTGCTCAATTCAGTCGGATTGATACCGGCCAAATTGTAATCGCCGTCTACGCCTTCGAAGGTAGTCTCTACAGTATTGGTAAGAGAACCCAATACGTCAGTGAGGAATTTCACCTTGTGTACGTCTTTGTGGTCCGGATGAGTGAAAACCAACTTACGGGCCATGTAGACTTTAGAAGGCAGGGCTACCTTAGTAAACTCGTCTTTAGGAGTCAATACGGCTACCAGTTTGTCTTGGTAGTCGATATTGGCTTCTTTAATCTCCACATTGAAGTTATCTGGATTTAAATGTTCTCCATGCAGATAAGAGTCGAGTAACTCGTCTGTTTTCATTACTTCGCCGTATACTTCATTGCGAATAGCCGGAGTAGATTCGGTTACACCGATTTCTTTTAAGAAGTCCAAACGGTTGAACTTGTGGGTAATGACTTTGTCTTCACCACTCTCTTCTACAGTCAAACCGGCTAATTCAATCTTATCAGCCAGAGCTTTCTTTACTGTAACCTTAATAGAGGAGTTAACGTGACTACCATCGATTTCTTCGTCGATAGCCGCTACCGCACCAAAGGTTACTTTATCCAAGTCAGCGCGAGGATAACCAGCGCTAACCAACAAGTCACCTAAGTTCTCAGTAACGGATTTGGTTAATGTATACTTAACAGCCATGTTGTTTTGTCCTTTACTTAAACTAAACTAATGCCTTCGAAACCATTCAGGTTAGTCTTCACGACTAAGTTCTGTGGTTGGGGAGGACGAACACCTGCCTGCTGGTAGGTGATTTCAACAGCGATTTCTCCAGTCACGTAATCGGAGATTTCAGATGTCGGCAATACGGAAGCTTCAATGGTGTTACCTGACACTAAGTCACGTTGAATGTTGAGGTAGTTTTCAGGAATCGGATTGAAGTAGAGCTTAATGACTTCTTTGGCTTGTTCGAATGCCTTATCAGCAGTATCGAATTCACCTAAAGTCATTTTAATCTTAGCGACTTTGGTATTGTCTCTATCGAATACGAAGGAACGAACGCCTTTAGAGCGGAAGCGGTAAGCTTCATTGATACCTAAGTCGTATTTGCCAGAATCAGCTGCCAAGCGACCAATGTGCTCTTTAACCATCATCAGGCGGATATTACCGACTACCTGGTTATTCTCAGTCTCCTGGATATCCTGAGAGAACTTATAGAGGTAAGAACCAGTGTATTGCTCGCTGATACGTTTCTCTAATTCCTGCTCACGATTAGCCGGAGCCTGTAACTGGTGACGGAAATTGGTCTCTTCTACCAATTCAATGTTGTTGGCTTGCAGCTCTTCTTTAATCGCTTTAGTACGGGAAATACCGTAAGTCTCTTTCAAGTAACGGTCTAAGATGTGTTTCTTAGTCTCAACTAAGGTAGCGTATACCTGGCTAGAGAGTACAGAGAAACCATCTTTACGTACTACGAGGTCTTGAGTTAAGAAAGGATTGATTAAGGCTACTACCTTGGTTTGCTTGTTATTCAGGTCTACCAGGTATTGTACGGTAAGACGAGCTTCACCCAACAAACCATAGCTGCGGTAAGGAGCAGTAATCAATACGGTATTCCTACCGTAATTCAGGATACCGGAAGTCCCTTCTACCTGATAACCTAAGGTTTCCCCTACGAAGGGGTAACCATCACGGTAGAAGCGGTCACGCAGGTAGGTATCCAAGCTGACATTTCTCAGTTCAGTATCTTGAATCAACATTACCTGGTTTTTCCAGGGGTCAGGAATCGGTAATACACGGTCGTAGAAGTGTACATTGGAGGTTTTACCGGTCAATTCAGCCAGTTCACCTGAGTACTTGACTTTCAGTGCGGTATTACCGACTTTATTGGTATAAGAGTTAAACTCAGATGCAGTAGAATCCTTCGGTGCATCGACGATTTCTACTTCATCTAGAAGTTCTTCAGGGATGTTGGCATCGATAAATAATCGATTCAGGTTCTCCATCCCGCTCTTACGAGTATCGTAAACAAATTTAGCCATTTAGAACGTCCTTGTGTTAAAACATGTTTTAAAACGGGGGTACTGCTTTAAATTTCACTACGTGGAGTGGGTTTCTGGTTTAAATCCACACAGTGAGATAAAGTGGTGCTATTAGAAGTAGCCCAGGTGTGTTTTACCCTGTCTACTTCGAAGGAAATGTAATCGGCTCTAGTGAGTGCTTTTAAGAAGTCTATCTGTTCTTGAGTAGGATTTGGGTCTTCGTTAATAGTCGGTACATACCAGAGCTTACCATTTAGACCCACTGAATAGAGCCGGTGGTCTTTACCACCGATTACTGCCCTAACAATAGAGAGATTCCTTAAATCCGTTACAGTTAAGTGCTGATTAGCACAGGTGATAACTAAGTAGTTATTACCTTTACGCAGGTAATAGACATCACGGTGTTCATCGAGGTCTTTTCTCTCCCAAGGAACAGCTTTTAGGGAGTATTCGTCTTCCGTATCGTATTTATTGGTGTCTCTGAACACCATGGTAGCGAAGATAACCAGTAAGAACATAATGCTGATTAGCAAGATGGTGTTTATCTTCATTTTCCTTAAGTATTCTCTAAAGAAACGATGCATGTTTAATCTCCTGTAAACCATGAATTCATAGCTTGATATAAAAATACTACATAGATGCTAATATATTATTTTGTAGTGAAACTGAGTGAATTTCGTAGAAATGAACGAAGTGAATGAGTTTCGTAAGAAACGAACATTGTCAACGAGTGCAGTCTACTGCACGGAGTTAACGTAGTAAGTAAGTCTCGATAGAGACGAGCTAACGAGTTAACTGAATAAAGAATACTCTACTCTCCCTAGTGTTTAGGGGAGAGTAGAGTAATATTCATTCACTGACCTGTACTAGAGTACAGAACACTTCATTCATCTTACTCTTCTATCGAAGAGTAATAGAGTATAGCTTTATTTTTACTTAGGCTTCAGAAGCACCTAAACGACCAGTAGCACTAACAATCTTAAGGTCGTAGCGTAGGGGATTAGGTGTTTGTTTCACACACTGTTTGTTTTCCCACTTAGAAGGCCAGTAGAAACCTTTAATGTCCTTAATGGCAATCGGGATAATAGAGACTTTATCTCCTTGGTTACCACCTAGGCAGGCTACATAGCCAGGAGAAATTAATCCTACTACGAAGAACACATGTCCTCCACCTTTTCTCTCTTTCACACCGATACAGCCATAAGCCGGTTTATCAAGCTTGGTGAGGTATTTCTCATCGGACCATTTCAAGGCTCTAAACCACTCCGGTACGACGAATCGACCAGATACACCCAAAGCGTGTCCTACTGCCAATCCGCACCACGCACTCTCGTCCTCGTAGTACCAGGACTTGTTTTCACCTGAGTATTTACCCATGTCTTTCAACCATTGGATAATGGTGGGGTTGTGTCTAGGTCCTTTAATCTCAGCTAAACCAATGTGTTTACGTAGTTCAGCTATCCAGGGAAGTTCTTCTAGCTGACCATTAGTGGGTTTAGCAGTAGGGGTAGTAGTTGGCTTAGGAGTAGGTTTAGTCTCTTCTACTTTAGCTGCTGGTTTAGGTGCTGGAGTAGATTCTACTTTAGGTTCTACTTTAGGTGTTTCTACCTTAGCTGGTTCACTAGGTTTTACCAGTCTATCGATATTGAAAGCACCTTTAATCCATCCTTTTAAATCCATAGTGTTTATCCTTTACAAAGAGGACAGTGAGCCTAGTAAACTAGGCGAGCTATCCTTTACTAATAGCGAAAAATACATTTTCATATCTTCTAGTAAAAAGACTTCTAATTAAGGTGGTTTTGTAAGGTAATTTTCTATTTTTACCTAATTATCACTTACTGAAAATTAGGTAGTTCTCACTATGAGTAAAGGAACTAACTGAATAAAACTCGAGGATACTATCTGAATGAAGTTTTAAGAGGTATAAAACAGTATTTTATATTCGTAATTACGAGTGTTTTTACTATAAGATACCTCTTTTTACAACTAGGTTTTATACATAGGTTAATGTAAGATATCACTTTCATC